ATACTGTTTCTGCTACAGTTACATTACCAGCTAAAACAACTAGACAATCTAAACTTATGGGATTTGATGCTAATGGTAATATTGAAACTACAGTATCATCTACTGGATTAACAACTATTGCAGGACTATCTACAGAAATACAAGCCCTAGGTGCAATATCTAGTAATATTACAAGTGTTGCTGGAAATGCTAGTAATATAAATACTGTTGCTGGATTAAATTCACAAATTACAAGTTTAGGTGCTATATCATCTGATATTTCAACTCTTGCTGGTTTTAATAGTTCTGATATTTCTACAGTAGCAGGAGATATTGCTAAGGTAGTAACTGCGGCAAATGACTTAAATGAATCTACTTCTGAAATAGAAGTAGTAGCAGGTGCAATTACTAATATAGATGCAGTAGGTGGTGGAATTACTAATGTTAATGCTATTGGTCCACATATTGCTAATGTAAATACTGTTGCATCAAATATGTCGCAAGTTAATAACTTTGCAGATGTATATAGAATTTCAAGTTCAGCACCAACAAGTAGTTTAAATCAAGGAGATTTATATTTTGACACTACTGCTAATGAATTAAAAGTTTATAAATCTTCAGGATGGGCGGCGGCTGGTTCTACAGTTAATGGTACATCCCAACGATATGTTTATAATATTACAGGCACACCAACAACTTTAACAGGTGCATCAGGTTCAGGTTATGCAGAAGCATTAAGTCAAGTTCTTGCTTATGATGCTGGATTTGTAGATGTTTATCTTAATGGTGTTAAACAAATTTTAGGAACAGATGTAACTGCTACTTCAGGTAATTCTTTAGTATTTGCAAGTGCTTTAGCAAATGGAGATGTAGTAGATGTTGTAGGTTTTGGTACATTCCAACTAGCTAATATATCTATAAAAGATTTAACAGATACACCTAGTAGTTTTGGTACAGCAGGACAAGCCCTTGTTATGAACAATTCAGCAAATGGTTTAGTATTTTCAAATGCAAGTTCAGCAGAAGTATATGGATTTAAAAAATCATTTACAGCTTCAACTCTTAATAGAACAGTTACAGTAGTATCTGTAGGTGGTTCTAATAAATATTTTATTGATGGAGTACAACAAGATACTTTAGAATTGTTAGAGGGTAATACATATATATTTGCTTATCCATCAGGACATCCATTTAAGTTTTCTACAACTTCTGATGGTACTCATGGTAGTGGATCAGAATATACTACAGGAGTTACACATAATTCATCTACACAAGTTACTATAGTAGTAGCAACAAACGCACCTACTTTATACTATTACTGTGCTTCTCACTCAGGAATGGGTGGAACAGCAAATACACCAGTACCATCTAATAATACATTACAAGTACAAACAACAAATACAGGGGCAGATAATATAAGTGAATCAGATTATGCTGGATTTAATGATGTTCTATTTGCGGCATCAGGATTTAGCTGGTCTATAAGTAGTGGTAAATTAATAGCTACAATTTAGGATTGCAAAAACTTTAAAAGAAAGGTAAAAACAAATCATGGCTACAGTAAATATTGGAAACATAAAATTTAATTGGAAAGGACCATGGTCTAATTCTACTACTTATGCAGTAGATGATGTAGTAAGTCTTTCAGGATCAAGTTACATTTCTATACAAGCTGGTTCTAATCAAAACCCAGCATCAGCTTCAGCGTATTGGCAACAAATGAGTTCAGCAGGTACTAATGGTACTGATGGAACTGATGTAGGAACAACTTTAACAACACAAGGCGATATGCTTTACAGAGATGGCTCTGGTTTACAAAGACTTCCAAAAGGAACAGCAAACCAAGAGTTAAGAATAAACTCTGGTGCAACTGCACCTGAATGGCATACACCTGCAGTAGTTACTTCTGACATGGTAAAAATATCTTCTGGAACACTTGGAAGTGGAACTGCAAACTGGTCTATTGATGGACACTTTTCATCTACTTATTACAACTATAAGATTTTTGTTAATCAACTAACAACTGGAAATAATGGTGCTACTATATATGCTAGAATGAATACTGGTGGTTCAGCATATACTTCAACAAATTATTCTTGGTCGCAAAATACTCATTATAGCACCTCGCATTCTAATTCAGGAAATAATAATCAAAATATGTTTAGACTTCATCAAAACTCAAATCATGCAGACTATCCATCTTGTGAAGAATTTACAATTTTCAATCCTACAAATTCTGGAAGAAGAACACAACTTTTACATCATGGCTTTGGTCACGACAGTACAGGTGGTGCAACAAATGGAAGTATCGGTGGTGCAACATTAAAAGTAGATACAGCAGTCACGGGTATAACTATATTTTCTGATGGTGGTGGAAACATACTTACTGGTGCAGAATATGTAGTTTATGGAATGAAATAATAGGAGATAAAATATGTCAAAAATAACAATATCAAAACCAAATGGTGAAGAAGAAGTAAGAGATATGACTTCTGAAGAACAAGCACAATATGATGCAGATATGGTACAAATAGCATCTGAAAAAGAAGCTGAAGAAACTGCTAAAGCTGAAAAAGAAACTTTAAAAGCTAGTGCTAAAGCAAAGTTAATCGCAGGAGAGCCATTAACTGAAGATGAAGCTAATACAATAGTATTGTAAATGGATGGTTATGCAATATGACAAAAGCAAGGGATTTAGCTAATATAATTACAGGTGGTTTTACAGCAGATGATATTCCAAATATTCCTGCAAGTAAAATAACTTCTGGTCAATTTGCAGATGCAAGAATAGCAGACTTATCAGCAACTAAATTAACAGGTTCTATAGCAGACGCAAGAATACCTGCTAGTGCAGTATCACAACACGCATCATCTTTTGATGATAATAAAATTGTTAATGATATTTCTACTTTAGCTATTAGACAAGCATCTAATGAAAACAAAGGTGCTTACAATACTAACTCAATGTATGTTGATGTCTTTCAAGATACATCTGGTTATTCGAATGTGGCTAATACTGTAAGAAGTAATGATGAATATATTTTTAGTGGAGCAGCTGGTGCTCTTGCATCTTATGATTATAATGGTGCAAATCCAAAAGCAAAAGTAAGATTTAATGGCATGAATAGTGCTAATGGAACATGGTATGAAATCGATAATGATGGAGATGCTGCTAGAGCAGCTACAAAATATATAATACCAGCACAAGCTTTAGGAACAAATAGTGGTGGTTATGCTAATTATTCAGCAGACAATATGGGTGCTTATATGGAATATGATTTTGGATCACAAATAATTTGGGCTAGTGGTAAATATGATGTAGGCAAAAATAATACTTGGGGAGATGTCAATCAATTTACATTTCAATATAGCACAGATGGCAGTTCATGGACTGCTGTAAATATGGGTAGCATTAGCCAAACAGCATTAAACTTTTCTCCAGACCATGATGGTGGCAATACGACAACTGGTGGAGCTATTACTGGAAATGCAAGTGGAGAAGGATTTTTAACTCAACATTCTACAAGCAAAATTTATACAAGTGTTGTGACATTTTCTGGAGTGCCAAGTATTACTGCTAGATATTTTAGATTAACAATAAATAGTAAGCATGGTGGAACAAATAACGGTAATTTAGGTTGGGGAACATTTGCTCCTTGGTTTGAAGCGATAACAGTATCTGCAACTGGCTCATTTCAAAGCAACGCAATTACAGCTCCATCTTCAACATCCAAGATGGGAGCTATTATTACTTACCAAGACCAAGCTGGAACTAACACTTTAAATACAGATATAGTTTTACAATTATCAGCAGATGGTGGTTCTAATTATTCCACAGCTACAATGACAGCTTTACCTGACTTTGCTACTGGAATTAAAATGGCGAAAGTCAATGATCTTTCTGTGACAGCTGGAACACAATTAAAATATAAAATATCTTTTGCCAATCAATCTAATGGTTCTAAAGAAGCAAGGATAAGAGGAGTTAGTTTACAATACTAATATTATGTTATGGCAAGAGTTACAAAAAAAAGAACTACTGTCGAAAGCATAACACTAAAACTTATTTCACAAAAAATAGATCATCTACATAAAGATGTAGAAACAAATCATAAAGATATAATAGCCCTTAAAGAACAAGTAGCTATGGGTAAAGGTGGACTCAAAGTTATTTTTTGGCTAGGTGCTGTAGTAGGTGGAATACTAACAACATTAAAAATAACAAAAGATTATCTATGAGTGATTATGCATTACCATTTACATTTAAGATACAAGAATTAGATAATGGTTACTATGAAGTAACTGTAGTATGTACTGGTTTTCAAACTCCTAATGAAGCAGAAAATTATATTAATACATGGAATAATTTAGTTACTTTATTTCCATGGGAAGATACTCCAACAGTACACTAATGAAAGAACAACCAATAGCAATATCAGATAAAACAAAATTGAGTATGCCTATTGCCAATCTTATAGGTTTGGTAATGATAGTAGCTAGTGTCGTATTTATGTACAGCGAAATTACTGGAAGACTTACATCTCTCGAAACTTCAAGAGAATTATATGATGCTGACCTATTAAAAAAATCTACACAATTACCTACAGATCAAGAACAATATATGTTACTTGAACATTTAGCTAAACAAGTAGAGGGAATACAAGAAGAACTTGCTGAAAATAGAAACAATAATGTGAACCTAAATCGAGCAATGAAAGATATCGAAAAAATGCAAGTTGTGATAGAAGAGATGAAAGATAAAATAAGAAATAATGGTAATGGAACACACTAATGATAGATAAATTTTTAATTAAATTTTTTGAATTTATAGATAATCAAGTACAAAAGATAGAAGATGTATTGACATTTGATGTAGGTCAAGAACTTAAAAAAAAGAAAAAGAAAAAGAAATGAAAGTAGCAATAGTATTTGCTCTATTGATGTTCACACCAGCAGATTTAGAAAATCCAATGGAGTTTATGATAACTGATGGATTATCTAAATGCCTTAAACTAAAGCGTGAGGCAGTAAGAAATACAAATCCTGATAGAATTAAGTGGGTGTGTAAAGAAGTAAAAGCAGAAATAGAAATTGATTCGTTAGGTAAATTACACATAAACAAAATAATAAAGGAGTAACAATATGTCTGATGCTTTAAAAGAAAGAATAAAAAAACATGAGGGATTTGTAAATGAAGTATATAAAGATTCTCTTGGAAAAAGAACAGTAGGATATGGACACCTATGCGTTGAAGATCATTGGGAAGATGGTAAAAAATATTCTGAAGAATTTTTAAGTGGTATATTTAATGAAGACTTTGCTAATGCTAATGGTTTAGCTTTAAAATTAATAGGAGATATTCCATTAAAACAATCTGCTAAAGAAGTAATAACTGAAATGTGTTTTCAATTAGGATTTAAAGTTTCTCGTTTTACAAAAATGTGGGATGCTCTTAAAAAAGATGACTATGCTACTGCCTCACTTGAAATGTTAGATTCAAACTGGTATAAACAAACACCTAAGAGATGTGAATCCTTAGCTAAAATAATGAAAGAGAGTTATTAAATGTGGTTTAGTGCAATCAAGTTAGCTTTAAATGCTGGTACTCATATTTATAAAAATAGACAAAAAACTAAAATGTTAATGTCTGATGCTCAAATGAAACACGCAGAAAAAATGAGTTCAGGTCAATTAGAATACTCAGGCAAATTATTAGAAGCAAGACAGGCAGACTGGAAAGACGAATTTATTTTGGTTTTATTAAGTTTGCCAATTTTAATGTTAGGATTTTCTGTATGGTCAGATGATCCAACTCATATGGAGAAGATGAAATTGTTTTTCGAATACTTTTCTGATATGCCATTTTGGTATCAATCAATTTTTGTGGGTGTTATAGCTAGTGTTTATGGTCTTAAAGCTACAGACTTGATTAAAAGGAAATAATAATATAGGTACAAATTATGGACAAAATTAATATGATATTAGATGACATAAAAAGACACATCAAGAACGCATTTAAAGGGGCTTGGATTCATAATCATAACTTTAAATGTACATTGTGTTGGAAAAATTTAAAGCCCTCTGTATGGCTTTGTATCGTCTTCCTAGCGTTAATTCTAGGTTTGTTCCTATGAAATATATCCTGATATTGTATATGTGTAGTATCAATACAGGAAAATGCCCATCAAATTCTATATCAGGTTATCAATTTGATACTTATTATGATTGTGTTAATAGCGGATATGCTATTGCTCAACAAACTTTTAGAACACTACCTACACTAGAAGAGTATGATATAGAAAGTATTAATAAAAATAAATTAGTTATTAAGTTTGAGTGTAGAGGTCTTAAATCTGAGAATATTTAACGCCCTTGTCCACGATATTTTTTCCATGATCTGCGTTTAGATTTATTCATTTTACATTTACTTGGATTTCTACCTATTGAAGTCTTATGAAAGATAGGTTCATGTTCAAGATGATCTTTAAATTTTCTAGCCATACCAATTATATACTCCCCACATACCTAATAGTACATAAAGAATTTCCATTATGAAACGACCATACCCCTCTTGCTTCGTACTGTTCCACCCCCAGTATGCCCACATGGTAGAAGAAATCACTGCAAGACACCATCCTATTACTTGATAACTAGCTAACTTAAATGTTGTTAGCAAGAAAGCACTTAGTACAGATATAGTTAATGCAATGTACCTAGCTATCTTTGTTTCTAAGTTTTTCCTTAACTTCCAAATCATATGGTAATTTATACTCGCTATGGTTTAGAAGTAAATCCACAAAATAACTAAGCTTTACTGCCACTAATGAGTCAGCATTATCTTCATGCATTACTAATGCATCAGCACTACCCATCCAATTTTTTAATGTTTTAAATCCTGCACCATTCTTTCTAGCTTTAACTTCAATGATAAGATCAGGGTTTTTAATTTGTATATCGTGAGGAAAGTCAATCAAAGCCCCACTAAGAGGTTGTCGTTTTGCTGACAAACCTTTCTTGTTAAAATATTTAACCAAATTATATTCGGTTCTATATCCTTTTTGTTTAGATTTTTTACTCACAAGGATTCTCCATTTCTTCAGGTTGCTTTAATATCTCTTGAATATTTTGCAATCTTAGAATTGGAAAAGCATCCCATGACTTTTGTATATAGAAAGCTAACTGATCTCTTACTGCATAAGGATTCTCTTTTGCAATTTTGTCAGCCATCATATATGCTTCGCCATTAATGTTTTGCTTTAGCAATTTTCACACCTCCTTTCTCGTAATCTCTATTGATTATAATGCGTCTAGCATCTCCAAACTTACCTATCTTTTTTAGGTATTCTTTTTTAATCAAAGCATCTACTACTTTATAAATCTGCGATTTAGATTTGTATCTAGTACCTTGTAAAATATCATCATAACTAGGAGATATTTTTTCTTTAGTAATATACTGCTTGATAAAACTATAAATTGTGTATTGAGTTCGTGTCATTTCTTTTGTTCCATTTCTAGTATCTGTACATACTCATTCAATCTGTCTATTTCTTTTGCTTGTATAAGATTATCTCGTTTGTAATCTTTTAATAGAGCGGTACACTTATCTAACCGCTCCATTAATTCTATTGTTGAATCATTCTGTTCCATAATAAACTTTCTTCCAATCATCATGTTCATCTATTGCATAGTCAAACATAACTAAAACTTTATTGGATTCTTTTATAAATTTATTTCTTTGTTTGTTAATATCTTCAAGTGATCCTTGCTGAATTGGAATACCAAACTTATCAGTAGAACCACCATCAGATATTAGATTCATAACAATTTTTATATCGTTAGTGTTACTCATTAGAAAGGTACATCCTCGTTTGTTTCATTCTCATAGGTCTTATCGCTACCAAAATCATCTATCTCATTCTGAGATGATTTTGATTCGCTCTTAGAATCTAGCATTTCCATTTTACTTTCAAACCGATCAAGATGCACTTCAGCTTGTTTCATTTGTATGCCCTCTTTCTCCCATGTTTTATATGTCAATCTTCCTTGCAATAATACTTTGCTTCCTTTCCTAGTATATTTCTGTAGTACTTCTGCAATCTTCTCATCCCATACAACAACCTTATGCCACTCAGTAAGTTTCTCTCCTTTGATTTTCTTATGTGTCGCAATACTAAGGAGAGCATAATTGCCCCCCTTAGAAGTTTGTTTAATATCAGGATCAGCACCAAGATTTCCTATTAGTGTGATACTATTGTACATTCTTCTCTCCTCCATTAGTTAGTTCATGTAGTCTTGTTTCATATAAAGTTTTTGTTTGTAGATAAACAGCAGGACTTGTCTGCTTTGCTTTACCCATATGTACTTTATACATTTGTCCATATGCTTTTAACTCTTTAAGATTCTTGCTAGAGTTAATCTCTCCTTGGAATGTTTCTAACTTTGTATCATCACTAGCACCTACATTATTTGTTGGTCTAGTATTAGAAGATAAATCCATTTCATCTTCTGAATATACAAAGCCATGCATACCAAGTAGTTTTAAGATTGCTCTATCAACTGCTCTTTTCTCAGCCATAGCATAAGGATAGGAATTTTTATTATTCTTAGGACTTGCTTCTCCATAGGTAATAACTTTTTCCTCACTCCCATTTACTCCGATTGATGCTCTACATTTAATACAAACTATTCCATCTCTTGAATTAGTTTCTATCTCTTCTAGGTCATATCGTATTTTATTTTTTGCACCAGCGATCTCAATAAATCTATGATACATTACCCAAGTTCCATGACAATCCCATAAGCATTGCTTAGGATCAAAGCCAAGTTTCTTTAGGATTTGTTTTACTCTTTCGTCTAGTGGTTTAGCCATCTTACATACCTCCTTTGGTTTCTTCTTTGATGGTTAAGTAACCAGCTTTTGTTCTGCTGATTACAACTCCTCCTCCAACTGCTTTCCTACAGTTATCAGGAATCTTTGCTTTCAAGACTTTGCCCAATGCAGTATTCTCATTTGCAATCTGCTTTGTTTCAACCCATCTTGTAGCATTTGATAAGAATTGATTATCTTTATTCTCATCAAAATTTAGTGATATCATGTCATTGATCTTGATAGCACCTGCAAGTTTAGGTAACTCTTTAGTGTCTATCTTCTCAGGTTCTTTGTTGTCTTTAACATAGGACCAAAAAGATTTCTCAATGTCATAAAGTTTCTTTTGATAATTTTTGTCAGCATCAATCTTGCAATGTTCATGTCTTTGATTGCCAAAGATTACTGATAGCCAAGCATGATTACATTCACTTACCATAAGGTAGTGTTGTATTTGTGGCATATAAGTGCTGATACAATTATCTAAAGTGTTATTAGAATTAGTATGTTTGTATTCTACTATAGCATTATCCGACTTAGAATAATCATCATAGTGTGCAAACATAAATTCTTTTTCTGTTTTTAAATTAGCATGATGAACAGACAATTCGTTTATGTCTAATTCAGATGCGTAGTTTAGGAACATTCTATTTACTGGTTCGGTATGAATACCTAGCTGAACTGCAAGAACTTTTGATAGATCATCAGGTTCTTTTCTGTTGGTTTTTTCTAACCAAAGATCATGCCAATCTCCTCGCATAATTCTTGTGGCATCACTACCACCAAGACCACGATTACGATTGATCTTTACATCTTCAACTGGAGTCTTGATAACTTCTTTTGTTTTCATTATATTCTCCTTTTGTTTATTTGTTATACTCTTTTTGTTTCCATTGTTCAAGCTTATAAAATGTATGTGTTATTTTTCTAAGCCATCCTAAATGGTATTCGTATGGTGCATCTAGTCTATCGGTAAATTCTACTGGTAGTGGTAATCTTGCATACTTATATTTAATTAATATATCTTCCATACAATCTTTGAGTAAGGATGCAGGGTACTTCTGAAGTATTCTAAAGTATTGTTCTAACCCTGTTTCATTTGGTATATTAATTGAAAAGGTACTAGCAATAGTTTCTAATACAACTGCAATATCTTTTCTAGTACATGGTTGAATACAGTTAGCCATGCGATTAATAATATTAGGTGCATCATCATCTATCGTACTTGATGGTACGAATGTTTTGTCTTTGCCCATCAGATACCTTATCTCCCATACTCGCAACATCACTGATTCTTTTGCGTCTTTCTTGAACAGCATTGGAATCATATGGACTGTTGAATGTTTTAGTTTGTCTTCTAGTGTTTGCAAATTGGATTGATCTTCTAATCCAGTTTCTAAAACAAGCATCCCAGTCTGCCTTAACATCTCCATTTGCTTTGTAATGATCTGTGAATTTTTCTTTTTCATAGTTTATATCTACCTCACTTCCATGATTGTTAATGATATAGTCAATACATTGTGGACTTGGTTCGTATTCCCCAACCATTGACTTGTGTTCTAGTAATGCAACATTCATATCTAATGCATTACACCAATTCAAAAAGTTAGATGCATTTGGTATTTGCTTTAGACTCTCCCACTTATTAATGAGAGAGTCAGCAACACCAACTTTTTCTGCAAGTGCAGTAGCATCTATCCTAAGATATTGTCTGCGTAACTTTAGATGATTTATGATTTGATTATACAACATAATTATTCCAATCCATTTGATCAGCATAACTTCCTCGTGTTGCAAAGAAGTTTTTATATTGTGGATATTCATTCATAAACATACGACTATAAAATGGTTTATAATCATTGTTGATTTTATAATCTACATCAGTAGTTTCTATACTTGTTTCCCAACGAATACGATTGATTATCATTTCACTAGACAATTTATTATGACCTGCATTAATTGCTCTAAATGTAAATGTTTTAAACAACTCGTACACTTCAGAATTTTTTTGATGGAAAGCTTTAAACTCTCCAACTAAATCCTTAAAGTTCTTTTGGTTCAGCATGATCTATCTCCTGTGTAATAGGTACATCATATGACAATGTATCTAATATAAAAGGTACACGATTAAGATTGCATTGCAAAAATTTCATAGCTAATAAAAACTTTTGTAATGACATTCCATTTGCACCAGTTTCATACTTTTGTACTTGCTGAAATGTTACACCTAATGACTTGGCTAACATTGATTGTGTCATTCTTGGATTTTTACTAAGTCTTTGTTGCTTAATAAATTCTCCAACAACTTGATTGAAGTTACTCATTTGTTTCCTCCTTTGTTTTATTTACTCTTTCCCAATGATAAGTTTTATACTCTTTACCATTAGCTTCTTTGGTTATCCAAAAGTCTTGCTTAAATTTAAAGTCAAATACTTTAGGTAACATTTGTCTTAATTGTTTTCCTATGTTTTTATATCCTGAATCTTTCTTTGATACTTCTTCATAAAGATTCTTGAATAATGGATTATCTTTTTCTTCTTCAAAATAATCTCCAACAACAGCAACTCTATCTCCAACCCATGATCCTATAATATCATGTCCATCAATATCGCCACCTCCTCTACGCTCATTGCCTTGTGCAATCAATAAGATATATAATACATCTGACATTGATCCCTCAAAGCCAACTTGTTCATAATGTTTAGCGAACATTCCTATATCCCATCCGCTAACATATTCTTTTTTATCTATGTTTATTATTTTATGGTATTGACCCATGTTATTTTACCTCCATTTCTTTTGTTAATATTAATGGTTCTTGTTCTTCAGGTTCATTGTTAAAACGAACAGTTAAACAAATACCATACTCATCAATATGATTGACATCACACTTATGTGTAGGACAATCATTGATCCATTCTTTTATTTCTTCATCATGTATCTTCATGTTTCCTCCTAACTTATTTTTATAATGAGTTTTGTATCCTCATTTTTTTCTTTAGCAAAGACTATAGAAATCGAATCAAGACTTCTATATTCTCTTAACTTATCATCACTCCAATGTTCTCCTTTAAACTCTACCTCAGCTTTACTATCTATTCTGTTTAGAGTTTGTAGGATAAACTTAAAGTCATCACTATTTACTTTCATTACGCAACCTCCTTGATTACATTTGTTGTTGATTGTAAATTCTTACAGAAGTCTAATGACTTACTTGCAAGACTTGATGCTTTCCAAATAGCATCTTCGT